CGAACAACCTGTCGTATATCACTGGAAGTATAAGCTTGAAGAAATTAATTCAAGTGAAGAGGTGGTGGTTGATACGTTGCCAATTCAAAAGTCCAGTTAATTAATAACGGTTATACTAGTTGTTGGCCTTTCATATTTTCCAGAGATACTTGCCATAGCTGCTGCCTCACAATTCATAAATGCCTTGTACTGTGATACACTCATATATTCCTGATTCGCCTCCGGGCTGTAATAATTTTCATTATTCAGAATCATTTCTTGTCACCCTCTTTGCTGGCTTCCTGTTTCTTTTCTCCTCCACTGAAAGGATCGCTGATTTCACTGTTATCAGTTACCGGTAATCCAATCTCAAAGTAGTCTTCTCTCTTTGCCATTCCATCGCGTAATGTACGGTACACTTTTTTCAATCTTACAAAGTCATTTTCGGAAAAAGCATCGCTCTTACATCCCAGATACTTTTCAATCATTGAGATGTTTACTGAAAATTCCTTTTCAAATACTTCTGCCATTTTCCTGACACGATCCACTAAAGGTTCCTCGTATCCTTCTCGCAATGTTTTATTACATCTATCCACTGCTGCCTCCACAACATCACTCGGAATAATTCCAAGAATGCAAGCTCTTACTCTTCGTGCTGCCTGGTTCGCTACTGCTTCGTAAATATCTCTTGGGTCTGTAAGCGGATAATCGCCTTTTCTGGTATGCCTAATGTGGGGAACGCTAAATAATTTTGTCTGTCTGGAATTGGTTTCAAGGTCCCATGCGTACGCCATAACCTGACTGACTCCGTTTCTCTGTTCCAGTTCCATAAATCCAAAATCAATATTGCCCCAGTTCTGCGCAATAGCCTCTGCAAGTCTTATTGAAGGACCTGTAATTTTTTCATTTCCTCTCGGAAACTCATACATAGAGCTTTCTGCCAGTTTTCTCCTCTGACAAGCTCTCATAATGTTGTTATATGCCACAACCTGATCTCGTGGGAACTTCTTTGCTGCCAACATTGCGACCTGTACTTCCTGTGCCTGTCTGGTTACCATCATTTCTGTTTGAGATGATCTCTGCGGCTGCATTGGCTCCTGGCTGGTAAAATCTACTGACTGTACATTTCCCTGTGAATTAACCTGAACTTCATTCATTGTGTTGTGCCTCCTTGTTATTATTCCTTCATCATTTTTGACATAGTTTCCAAGTTTACTCCCATTCGGAAAAAGTATTCTTTTACCATATCGGGAAGTAATATTGGAATATATCTTTCATCTTTTCCTGCAATCTTTACTTTTCTTTTGGCGTATTCCACCAAACAGGAAAACTCTGCATTTGATATTTTGTAACCGTCTTTCTCTAATTGCTGTTTTACGCTCTCGTATTCCTGCATTTTCTTCGTGCCTCCCTGCGTCTGGCTTTAATAAACCATTCGATCAGGAACACAATCGGAATGATTGCCCATTCACCACCGATTGCTGCATATCCACGCTGAGCATATGTCATTCGCACTGCCGCCGCCATTAATAAGCAGCCTGCGCTTAATGCAATCCAATGTTTTACAATCCATCGTTCCAGCATTCTTGCCTCCTATCTGTAAAAAGAATGATTCCCCATAGTGAAAAGATATTCTGTGTTATTCTCCATCCAAGGTGAACTACCAGTTCTGCAGAAATATAACGCTCCCTCTGTATCATCCCAGTTTTCGCACTGGACCATATACAAAGCCTTGTAGCATTCCGCATCCGGTTCAACATTCCAGTATCTTCCATCATCTAAAACCGGTTCAAATTGTCCCGGCTGAAATACAACGCCCTCTACGCTATTTGGAAATTCTCTGTCCTCAACTCGGTTCAGAACTACTTTCATTACAAGAGCTTTTCCTTCGGTTCCTTCGCCCTCTGCTTCTGCCATCGCAATTCTCAAAAGGATATCGGAATCTTTATTGTTCCAGTTCTGATCATTTTCTGATGCAGAAACATATTCTGCATCGCTTTCCGGTATCTCCGTATCGGATCCGGTTTCTATATATTCATCCTGAACAGCCTGCGTTGCGGTGTATGTAGATGCTTCTGCTTTATTGTCGGCCTTTAATACGACTGTTACCTGAGCTGCCAAAAGTATCATTGCCGCATCTACCGCATATACTTTTAATTTTCTTCGTGTACTCTTACGCACTTTTTACCTCATCTTTCTCATACGGATTTACAAATATGCCAAGATCAATACCCTGTGAAGTTCTTATTTCCTTCATAATCTCTGCATCATTTTCCATACCGTACTTTTCTTTCAAAATCTGTCTCAGCTTTTCTTTCAGTTCCATTCGTATCAGCCTCTTTCATCTACTTCTGAAATTTCTCGGCCAGCATTCGCAACTCCGAAATTGCTGTTGCCAAAATTTCCAGCTTTTTCACTATTCCGTCAAATTCTTCCTGCTCGTCTGCTGTAATTTCTCCATCTTCCGCAATACTAAGCAGTTGTTTCTTCATGCTTCGAACACCGTCTTCATCCAGGCTGTTCAGAATTTTTACAGTAATTCCCTGCAAACCGCTTACCTGTGTTGCCAGAGGAAGATTCCGTCCTATCGGGCATTCATGTTTGCAATAATAACTGCGTAATTCCGGTGTCTTATACAGATCAGACATCATCACTACTGTATCTGGTGGTACGTTTTTGGTTACTCCCAGCTCATGATTTGCCAGAGTTGATGTTGAGATACCCAATAACTCAGCAGCTCTTTCTCTACTGTTTAGAAGATCATTGTATTTTGCAGCCTTTTCTCTACAGGCAAAATAAATGTTCTTGCCTTCTTTCGTGCAATCAAACTCCATTCTGTTTTCACCTCTCATCTTTTATAATGAGTTCATGCTCAATCATCCGAGCAAGAATCATCATCAGTAATATTCAAATAATCACTTATTCTTTTTCTGATTGGAGGTGATACCACACGACCATTTAAAACTGACGAAATGTATGAGCGATTGTTGCCGAGCCTCTCTGCCATATCAGAAACTCCGATATCTTTCTGAATCATGGCAATCTTGGCTTTTTTGCACCAAGGAGACAACTTTTCCGCCATATGTTTTGCTCCTTTCTTTTCTTTACTTTTGTTGCATTTTTCTTTATAATGAAGATTGATTTTATCTTTAAAATGAACTTTAAAATCATCTTCAAAATCATCTTACATTTGTTATATTAACTCGTAATAATGAGTAGGTCAATACCTTTTGCTCATTTTATTGAGTTTTTATCAAGGAGGTACTATGTTCTACGATAATTTTAAGGCTGCTTGCGAACGAAAAGGCACCACTATAACAGCTGTTTTAGCGGATATAGGCAGAGCAAGTGGCAATACTGGTGGTTGGAAAATGGGGAAATTCCCACGATTGGACATTGTTATGGAAATTGCAGAATATCTTCAAATCAGCATTGATGAATTGGTTTATGGGTTAGGTCAAGCTCCATATTCCGGACAAACTCAGAATTGTGAGTTAAACAGTGAGTGGGGAGATATCATCTCTCAGATACCAGAAGATCGCCAACAGCTTTGCAAGGATTTTCTACGTACTCATATGGTTTCTACTCCAAAGAAATACGCTGATAATAAGAGGGCGTAATATCTCCTGACTATTTTGAATGGTATCGGAATAACAGAAACAAATAACAGGAGGTTTTCTTATGAATAAAAAGATTACTATTCAGCCACAAGCACCACTTGTTCCAGAAAAAGACGCTTTTGTCTTGGAGCTTCAACGCCTCCTCGCCTGCTATCAACTGGCAGATCAAAGAGACAGGGAAATTGTGTGGTCTGTGCTCAACAAATATGTACCACATATTGTTTAAAACCAAAGGATAGCCCCATGCAGGGGCTTTCTTTATACACTTGGGAGAAATATTATGGCAAGAAGAAAAACCGCTTTAAGGGGCGTATCTGCGTCCATTCGCATAACTAAAGTAGCAATATACATCAGAGTTTCTACCATACACCAGGTAGACAAAGATTCCATACCTATGCAGAAAAAGGACCTCATAGCGTATTGTCAACTTATCCTTGGCACTGATAATTATGAGATTTTTGAAGATGCTGGTTACTCAGGAAAAAACACTGATCGTCCAGCTTTCCAAGATATGATGGGAAGAATCCGGAAAGGCGAGTTCACTCATGTTCTTGTTTGGAAAATTGATAGAATATCCAGAAATCTTCTGGACTTTGCAGAAATGTACGAAGAACTTCAATCGCTGCGTGTTACCTTCGTAAGTAAAAATGAACAGTTTGATACCTCCACTGCTATTGGCGAAGCTATGTTAAAAATTGTTTTGGTATTTGCTGAGTTGGAAAGAAACATGACCTCTGAGCGTGTCACAGCAACGATGATATCCAGAGCCAACAATGGACAATGGAACGGGGGGAGGGTTCCTTTTGGTTATTCCTACGATTCTGGAACAACTACTTTCTCTATCAGGGAAGACGAGGCCGTAGTATGCCGCAGGCTAAAAGACCTATATCTGGACAATAAATCCCTCGTCTATACTGCAAGGGCTCTGAATGCAGACGGTTATAAAACCAGGGCAGGTGCGGACTGGACACCTACTGCGGTATGGATTATTGCATCCAGTCCATTTTATGCCGGCATTTATCGCTATAACCGGTATAAAGGAACAGAGAACAGAACTCTCAATCCAGAGGAAGAATGGGTAATGATTCCAGATCATCATCCAGCTATTTTTACTTTGGAAGAACACGAAGCAATGAAGTCCTCATTAAAAACAAATGCCAGATACGTTGATAATCCAGTCGGAAAGCCGCATGCTACTGCCAACATCCATATATTTCAGGGAATTGCCTATTGCGGCAAATGCGGAAACAAAATGGTTTCCACTCCCGGAAAGAAACACGCTGATGGATACCGGCCATCAAATTATAGTTGCCCTCTACATCGTAAAAGTAAAAAATGTGACAATGCCACTGTAAATGATATGATCGTCGGAGAATTTGCCATCAATTATATTTTGAATATGCTCAATGCAAAGAAAACGTTTTCCAATATCGACACTCCCGAAGAATTGCAGCGGCATTTGCTGATAGGTTCCACATTTTCTGATATTTCCTCCATTGAGGAAGATGGGCTAAATGATTTCTTTAATCTTTTATCCAGGTATGGTTCAGATAATTCTTATGTTTTTGCAATAAAAACTCCCAGAAGGAAAAAAGCGTCTGTTAATCCTGAACTTGCTGCTCTCCGGAAGGAAAAGGAGAAACAGGAACGTGCTTTGCAACGATTGCAGGACTTATATTTATATTCAGACAAATCTATGTCAGAAAAAGACTTCATTCTTCGAAAATCAGAAATATCTGATCGTTTAAAAAACATTAATGCTCAGCTTGGCCTCATTACTCAGAATCCAGATTCTCTGCTATCTGATGAAGAGTTTATAAAACAGGCAAGTCATCTTCTCATACAGAAAGAATTAAAAGGCAGAAAATATATCTATTACAAAAATCTTGCAACCTCAGTGGATCCGGAAATTCTCAGGACGTACATGGAAACGATTCTTGATTCTGTTTATATTACTGATGGTCATGTAAGCTCCATAGTCTTTAAGAATGGCCTTACACACAAATTTATCTATAAAAATTGACACCGACATAAATGTCGGGCAATCGAGTAGGAGAAAATTCCTCTTAATGAGGAATTTTCGACCTCTCACACCACCGTGCGTACCGTTCGGTACACGGCGGTTCAATCAACTTAACATGTAAC